AGTCGCGCACCGAGAGAGCCTCGACCGTCCGGTCGGCGAGCGGCTCCGGCCGCCCGAGCGCGTCGAAGACGGCGCTGGAGAAAGCGGCAGTATCCAGCGCGACGGCGGCGGGATGCAGGATCGCCCACTGCGCGAGCGCGACCTTCGCGGCATCGTGCTTCAGCCAGGCGCGGCCGCGCGCGTTCCACTCGACGCCGGCCTCGCGCGCCATCCAGTCCTTCAGCGCCTCGACCGCCTTCTGGCCTTCGGCCGGATCGACGAGCCAGCGCGTGTGATCGACCGCAACGCGCTTCAGCACGAACGCGACCAGCGCCTCGTCGCTGCGATTCCGAACAAGGCCGAGATGCCACATGGCGATCCACAGCGCTGTCAGCTTCTTGCCGTAGGGGCCTTGAACGGGCCTTGAAGACGATTTCGAAGCCGCCCTCACGGGCGCGGCGGAAGCGCGGCCGGCAGCCTGCAGCGCCGACAGCACCTTGCGGTGCTGCGCATCGCTCATCCGGGTCAGGTGATCCTCGCCGACGACGCGCATGTAGAAGGCGCGGGCCGTGTCGTCATCGAAGCCGAGCCGTCTGCGCTCACCGTAGATCGCGCGGTGAAGGGCGCTCATGACAGAAGCCTCTCGATCTCGCGGGCCGCGCGGTAGAGTGACAGCATCGGCCTGGACACCACCGCGTCAGGGATCGAGGCGTGGCGATAGTCCAGGACGGGTACGAGATATCGCTCGTCCTGATCGGTCACGACTTCGAAGTCGCCGCCATGGAGCGCGTCGGCGAGCGCCTCCTCGATCAGCGCGACGCGGCGGGCGATTCCGGTTTCCGGCAGGGCGCTCATGACAGCATCGCTCCAGCCAGGCGGCGCAGCTTCGTCAGCCAGCCATGGCGAACTTCCAGCGGGATCTCCGCGATCAGCTCGCCGTCGACCTGCGCCGACATGCCAATAGCGCGCAGCCGGCGGGAGCACTCGGTCTCGTCAGCAGCATCGACGTGAACGACATGACGGCCGCCAGAGAAAGGATAGGAGCAGGTGAACGTCTTCATCGATCAGCCCTCCCGCTTCGGCCGGACGGAAAGCTCCAGGCCGAGAACGTTGAGCGCGGCGTCGAGATCGCTGACGCGCGGCGTATGGCAATAGCGCCAGTTCGAGATGGTGCTGCGCGGCATGCCGGCGCGCTCGGCCACCTCGGTCAGCGTCGTCTTCTGGCGGTTCATTTCCTGGAAAAGCCGGCGCACCAGCGGATGCGTATGGTGCGGGATCGGCAGCTTGCCGCGCCAGCGCGTGCCGAGGCGGTTGCCGGAGCCGGGGCCAATGATGCGGCGAATCTCCCTCATCGCATCAGCCCTACGCTTTCGCCAAGTCGATGGTGACGGCGCGCCATTCACCATCGTGGCGTTCGCGCTCGTAGCAGCGCACATAGGTCTTCGACCCGACGACGCGCATGGCATCGCGGATCGCCTCCATGGCCTTCTTCCAGCGGACATCCTCGATATCGAGGCGCAGCAGCATGAATATCTCGCTGCGGTTGATCTGGCCGGCCTTGTCGGTGTTGAAGGCGCGCGTCACGATGGTGCGCAGTTCGACGTTCGCGTCGGCCGCCCACTCGTTGAGGCACTCGTCAACGAGGCCCTTGGCGATCTGGAGCTGTGGCCCGAAGTCGATATAATCCTGCACCTGCACAACGACCTTCATCAGACCATCGAAGGACATGAAGGTCTTGTTGCCCTTCGCGCCGCCGACTGTGCCGCCGTATTCCTGGGCAAGCAGGGCCTCGTAGTCGCCGAGATCGTCGAAGGTGTGCGCCTTGAAACGGGCGACTTCCGCGGAGAGCTTTCGCGCGTAGCCGATAATCTTGCGCACCGTCTCGTCCTGAAGCTTGTCGGCCGGTTTGATAGTCTCCAGCGGCGTGAACCTGCCCTTTGCGTCCTGCATATGAGGACGGCCGTTGATCATGGTGATGCCCTCGTCGGGCCGCTCCTCAAGAATGACTGCCTGCATTGTCCGTCTCCTGTTCGGTTGCCGCCTGTCTGTCGAGCGCCGCCAGCTCGGCGCGCAGGCGGTGCATCTGCATCTGGATTGCGTGGTCCTTCACGGTCTGATCGTGGTCGTCGCCGGTCTCCGGCAGCTCCAGCGCCGACATAAGCAGCCGCGCCTCGATCAGCGCGCCCTGGGTGCGCTCGATCGCGATCGCCATGGCGAGCTGCTCGGCAAGCGACAGTTTCGCGCGCCATGGATTGGCGATCGTCCGCCCGGCGGCATCTATGACATCGACGCTCCCGACGGCGTCGAGCAGCGCGCGGTCATGATGCGAAAGCCCGGCCGTCATGCTGCATCCTCCCGCTGGTTGCGCGTCGCGAGAGGACAACTGCGGCAGGCGCGATGCATATGAATGTGCATGGCGGAGGCATCGGTGTAGGGTCGCTTCTGCCAGTCGAGGCAGACGTTGCGGGCCATCTCGCCCTGTTCGGGGCAATTGACGGTTGCCGACATGAACAGTCCGGCCACGACGCCCTCGATCTGGACGAGGTCGCCGCGATAGGTATTCGACAGCACCTGGCTGACGGTCGGCGCGGAGTAGGAGATGCGCCGGGCAACGGCTGCCTGGCTCGATTCGTCGCAAGCCCTCGCGAGAGCCATGACCCACTCCGGCGCATCGCCCCAGGCGCGCCGCGCCGCGATCGCGTTCTTGCCCGTCATGGCCGATCCTCCTCGGCAATGACGTCGCCCATGATCTTCCCGGCGTTCTGGTCGTAGACCATTTTCGAGCGCAGGATCATCGGCGGGAGGGGGCCGGTGTTCATGGCTGGCTTCAGCCGCCAGACCGCGAGCCGTCCCGGTCCGCCCTTCGCGATGCAGGCGAGGTATCCGGCGCCGGACAGCATCTTCAACCATGCCTTGGCGGTCTCGATCTGAACCGGGGCCTCGTCGGTCGAGGCGTAGGCGGCCAGCTCGCGGGCATTGACGCCCTCGCGGCCATGCGGGCTGGTCAGGACGTTCCACATGTTCTGCTGCCGCGTCTGCTGGCTATAGTCTCGCGACAGGCGCGGACAGGCCCGCTGGTCGCGCACGATCCTGTACCGCTTCTCGGCAGCGGCTTGCGCCTCGTCGGCCCCGGCCTCCGCCACGAAACCATGGACAATCAGCCCGCGTACGAACTTGCGGATATCGGCGCGATCCGCGTTCGATGCCTGGTTGATCCCGGTCACCGTGAAGCAGCCATGCTCGGCCTGCAGCGCGCGCATCACCGACCAGTAATGCGCCTGGCCGCGCAGGATGCGCTCGCTACCACCCATGGTGAGCTTGAGGACGATACTCATGCCGCCCTCGCGATCTGGCGCGCCTTCGGGCGTGATCCGTCATGGATGCGGCCGGTATAGCCGGCGAGATCGACGGTGCCGAGATTGCGGTTTCGTGCATAGGTGGCGATCGACGAAAGGGTCGAGACGACGCGGCGCGTGCAGCCGGCGGTCTTTTCCCGGACGGCATCGAGAAGATCGTCGGCAATCGCGACCTGCGGATAGAGCAGCCGCGCCAGCACGCGCGCATCGTCGAGGTCGCAGGGGCGCGCGGCAAGCCGCGCCTCGTCGAGAACCAGGTTGTCGACGTTCTCGAAGGCCGCGATCTGGCCGGGCAGGGTCTCCTCGCCGACGAGCAGCATCGGCGCGCCGGCGCGTTTGTTGATCTCGCGGGCGAGCTGCAGCATGCCGCGATTGATCAGCATGTGCGCCTCGTCGATGATGACGGCGCGCGAGGGATCGTCGCCGAGGATGGCCACGATCTTGTCCATCATGTCCGAGACCGATCCCCGCGGCGTGAAGACGCCAAGCGAATAAAGCATCGCCTCGCAGAACTTCTTGCGGCCGAAGCTCTCGAATACCTCGATATAGACGGCGCCGGTGACGTTGCGCGCGTGAAGCACCGCCGTCGTCTTCCCGTAGCCGGAAAGGCCATGGAAGACCCCGAGATTGGGAATGCCGGGCGGCGCGTTGCGCAGCGTCTGCACAAGTGTCAGGCAGGCAGCCACATTCTTGATCGGTGCGGCGCTGCGGATCGCGGGTTTGACGTGATTGAAAGTTTCCGTCATCAAAGTCTCCATCGGGTATTTCTCGGGGGCCGCGCCAGCGGCCCTTCTTTTTCGGTCAGAAGCCCATGGCTTCGCCGAACGTCTCACGCATCGAACTCAACGCCGAATACTCCGGACCTTCGCGATAGCCGGCGAGCCAGCGCGCATCCTCCTCGTCGAGCCTTGCCCCGCTCGCCTGCGCCTCCTCGAGCCGCAGCGCGCGGCGAAACCGCTCATACGATTCCTCGACCTCGTCGCGCACCACGGGCCGCGCCCGCAGGATGGCGAGGTCCGCGCCCTCCTGAAGCTGGCGGTGAAGCTCCGCCGTGCGCTCATCGAGCGGAACGATCGGCGCAGGACGCGCCGCCTCGGCCGCCGCCTCGATCTGCGGTGTCGTGTGCGCCTCTTCCCGGCGCGGCAGGCGGATGACGTTGGATCGCTCGGCCTCGCGGACGGCCTTATCGGCGCGCTTGATCTTCAGATGGCGGTCTATGATCTCGGTACCGGAAAGGTGCCCGACGGCATCGCGCGCGGGCTTCGTCGTGGCGGCAATCTTCTTCTCGCGCAGCGCCCGATCCTGTTTCAGCGCCTCGACCGGATCGAGTCCGGCAAGCTGATAGCAGACCGCCTTGCCCAGATACTCATCCCCCTCGGCCGAAAAGACATGGGCGATGCCGGCGTCAAATGGGTCCATGCGAAGAAGGGCACGGGTGCGCGGCATGATCTCGGGCGAATGGAAGTAGTTGCCCTTGGTCCTGAAGCCCTTCTTGGTCATGACGCACGGCACCGGCTTCATGAGCAGGATATCGAGGGCGTCCTCATTGACGCGGCGGATCGGCGCCGTCGATGCGTCCGCGACCTGTTGCGGCGTCCGGCCGCCGAGGCCGCCATGCGGACGCTGCAGGTAATCCACCTCGATCCACTCGTCGATGTAAGTCTGCAGCTCCTCGGCCGTCAGCCTGACGGCGAAGGCGTCCTTATCGTCGCAGCCAAGGCGCTCGGCGAACGACCTGCGGCTCTCGATCTCCTTGCGGTCGGCAACGTTGTGGCCGATGAAGCCGGGCAGTTTCCGCCCCACCTGACGCTGGAAGGTCTTGATGGCGCGCTCGACATGGCCCTTGTCCTCGGGCGTATAGGGCGGGCTGACCGTAATCTCGGCGTCCAGCGCCCTGAACAGCCACACAGTTGCCCTGGCGACGAAATCCGAGCCGTTATCGGTCTTGATGCCTCGCGGCGCGCCCCATTTGAGCACCGCCTTGCGCGTCATCAGTCCGACCGCCGAGGCGCGCGGCGTTTTCGAGGTAGTGATGACGATCCGGCGTGTCGCCAGATCGAGGCACATATATAGTGAGTGCCGTCCGTCGACGCACAGCACGTCGATCGGCGAGGCGTCGATCTGCCAGAGCTGATTGGGCTCGGTCACCCAGGCATAGGCATTGGTGCCCGTCAGCGCGAAATGCGACCGGTACTTGTCCGGGTTCGTCATCTTGGTCAGCGCCACTTCGTCCTCGACCTTCAGGCGGGCGATGTAGCGCTGGAAGGTTCGAAGCGGCGGCATCGGCTTCAACTCGCCGTTGCGGTCGGCGAGCTCCTCGCCGAACTCGGCGCG